TATCGCAAAATAGGTGGAATATTCGCTTCATATATTTCCGTTCTTGTATTGAAATAAGGATACCCCTCTTTCTTCAAAAGTTGTTTCCCGCCTTTGTTCTTGAACCACATATTTTTCACCTTATTCATCGTCGCCACATTTTTGAACTTTATCAGAATAAACTTGTGTTCCTTCCCTCCATCAAACCCGTACAACTTTTTCCTCTTGATGAGTTTTGACTCCACATCTAAAATAGAGTTCTCATAGAACCTACCAACTTTCTCTTTTAAATGTGTAATAAACGCGCCCTTTTGAGGTATTGTCCATTCGTCGCCGACTTTGATATAGAAGAATGGTTGATAGTCGCGAACGAATATGGCACATGTTTCACCTTTTTCGTTTAGACCGAACATTTGAATTGTTGTGAACTTTTCATCTTTTTTATATTTTTTTTCGCCTGGAGTGTCGTCTTCTTCGTTTCGTCTCCAAGGTTCTTCTTCGTTGCCTCCATCTGCATCTTCGGCATCATCTTCTTTTTCGCGTTTTTCATCAAATATATTGAAGTCTAATAAACGGAATGAAGTGTCGTATTTCGGGGTCGTTTGCTTTTCGCTTGTTGATGTCATTTGATTTATTGTTGTTGTTATGATTTATGTCTAAAGATATGCTTGTTAACCTTGATGTGATGGTTGTTCTGTTTGTATATACCAAATTATGTTTATTATGTTTTCAATTTTTATAATAACCTAAAATAGAGGAAATTATAAAATAAATAGGACTATGATACAACTATGAGAACCTCTAACATCTGCATCCACGACCACGACTACGGCATTTATTAGTGCAGCAGAATCGTTTTCCTGTGCAGCAAGGGCAAGTAGAACGCTTGCATCCTCCGGGACATTTGCAAGCGCGTTTGCGTCCATGTGCGCGCATTTTACGCGTTCCTGCACGACGACTACGTTTGCGTCTTCTAGTTCCGCCGCCGCCTTGTTCTGTTGAAAATTGAATACCTTCATACGCTCCGCCACCTTGTTTTTTACCACAACCACAACCGATCATTTTATGTTATATAGTATGTCTATATAATATAAATAGTAAAATAGTAAAATAATAACAAAGTAAAAAAAAATATTTTAATAGTATATAAATAAAATGTTTACACCATATGATTTCTCTACTGCGCTAGTTTTATTTAGCATACTTTATATGTTTTACCTCCATTATATTCAAACTATGAATATTCCTAACTCTATTATTATTATGCTCACTATAGGTTCTCTACTTTCCGCTGCGTCATGCAAAATGAAACACCCTTACCCATTTTTTAACGCTAAAGTATTCAACTATATTATCACAATATTTGGTATTGTTATTATTGTTAGACAATACATGTAAGTATCGTGTTATCGTGTTATCGTGTCACTCTGTTCTCTGCAAAATACAAAATATGTGCATATGCATAGTAAACATATTTTGTATCACCTTATGCGTCGCATGTTGCATTAGTCCGTATTTTTGTAACATGTTAACAAACGCGCTGATGGGTCCTTCTCTTCACAAAACGGGTGTCGCCAAAAATACGGGATTGTTTGCTCACACCCTGGATAGAGTCTTTCAAAAACGGTTCTATAGTAATAACTCTCTTTATCATACGGCACATTATGTTCCGTCTTTAAGTAACTATTTTTATATGTATTGTACTCTTCATCCGTAACCTTTGTATCAACATGGTCTCGAATAATTTGAAACCAACTTCGCTGATGTCCGCTCACTCCATCGCTAAACGCCTCCTTTCTGCGCCACAGGATATCATCCGGCAATAACCCATCAAACGCCTTCCTAAAAATATACTTCTCGATACGCTCATCGTTAAACATCTTGTATCGCGGTGGAATACCCATCACATATTGCAGAAACTTCTTATCCGCAAATGGTACCCGTGCCTCCAAACCCGCACCACTAATGCTCTTATCGGAACGCAGCAAATCGAAATAACAAACATCGCGAACCATGCGCTCATTTTCGCGCTTGAAGTCTTCGTCATTTTGCGCTTTCATAAACCCGCGATATGACCCGAAAATCTCATCCGACATATCCCCGCAATAAATAACACAGTCATCTGTATTTGCCCCAATATACTTACTCACCAAATAGTTTGGCACCGATGCCCGAACTGATGTCGTGTCATAGCTCTCGATTTGTCGCACCGTTTCTTCAATCGCTCCCAGAAATTCCTCCTCTGTAAGACATACTTCGTGGTGATTCGTCCCCAAATAATCCGCCACCTTTCGCGCCCATATCAAGTCCGTCGACCCTTTCAAGCCGATACTATACGTATTCAAATCTTTTGCAGGTATGTGGCGACACATGATTGCCACGACGGATGAACTGTCCAGCCCTCCCGAAAGAAGCGCACCTACTTTGCGGTCGCTCATGAGGCGTTTCACGACTGCCTCTTCGAATAGGACGGCAATATTCGCGCAAATACTTTCTTCCGTATCTTCAACGGTGGGATAGTTGTATACTCGGTCGGTTTGCCCCGTCAAAACATCATACGTAATAGATACGTTTTCGTAGTAACTATAAAAATTAAAAAAAGGAGTGTCGGTATTGGTATTGTCAAACGCGGTGGTCGCGGTTTTAGAATATACAGCATAACACCCAGGTGGAAATTGTTTCGCATTGGGTCGAAAACACTCGCTGATTCCTTTCAGTTCACTCGAAATAATCATAGCATTGCTATATTTGTAGTCGTATCCCGAAATAAAAAGCGAACGTACACCTACGGGGTCGCGAGCTACGTATGTCGTACTTGTATCATAGTCGTGCAAAACAAACGCGAATACACCGTCCAGGCGCTGCAACATGTCGCGGATACCCAGTTTTTTATAAAGATGAATAATAATCTCGCAATCTGATTTGCTCTTGTACTCTTCCTCGAGACCGAATTCCGTTATAAGACTGCGAAAGTTGTATATTTCTCCATTGCAAATAAGACGACAATTTTTTATAAAAAATGGCTGGTTGCTTTCGGGAGTTTGTCCGTTAATTGCAAGACGATGAAACCCCCAAAAACACGCATAGTCATTTGAAAATTGTCTGTCATTTAGAAAAATACTATTGTCGGGTCCGCGATGAGAAATTTTGCTGAAATCGGTTTGGTACGATTTTATGATTTCTAATATAGATTCATTATACTTTTTTAATGTATCTTGGTTGAAAAAGTTTTGAACGAAAAATATACCGCACATGGTGTGTAAATGCAATCGGGTAATGAGTATATATTATTATTTATTATCTTTAACCTGTTTTTTAAATATTATAACAAAACAAAATATAATATAGTAATATAGTAATATAATAATAGTAGTACATATAATATACTCGTATGGATTCTGTTTCGCATGTATATAGTAAACCCCGAATGCATGGTGTTCCTGATAAATTGTATTTGTGTCAATTTGAGAGACAAGATGAATTAAATGATAGAATATCGTCTAGAAATATTCCATCTGCACCGCTTCAACCGTTTTTTACTCAGGTGCCCGTGTCTACGAAATATGGATATATGCCTATTTTAGACCAACATAAACCAGCGACGGTACCTTTTAACGAATATCCTATTTTTAGTCCTCACGTGACGTTTAACCCTGGAAATAGTATGGCTCCGTGGACTGGTTTTGCGAATAACGTGAATGTCGAGTCTACATTGCGTAGACAATTTTTTGGTCTACAAAATTGTGACCAATCCGAGTATGTCCCCTCTTCAACCAGTGACCTTTATAACGTATACGTTCCTCCTAGCCCTGTAAAACAACCCTTTCCTAATTTATTTAAGAGGGAGATTTTTGACCATTGCAACCCTAATCCTAATAATTTAGGGAATAATTTTTTTAATAATAGTACTAGGATGGAGAATAAAGATATTGTACCTGAAGAAGAGAAACAATTCTATAATGAAGAACCGACCGTCAATCGTCAACAACCAACCGTCAATCGTCAAAAGTCGACCATCAATACCAAGTAACTGATATTTTGATATTTTGATATTTTGATATATTATTTATAACACGAATCGTGTTTAAAATAATATTATTTTATATGCATTCATGATAAATGGAACAACAACAACAAGAACAACAGCAACAAGAACAACAACAACAACAAGAACAACAAAATCATGCACCTACTATGGTGTCGCATGTTGTAAAACCAAACAACCCTGCAACTATAAACAACATAGACAGTGTGAATTATATTACTCTTGAAACTATGGCGAATTCGGATACATATAACAAGTATTTAAAAAAGAATAATTTGGACCACGATACAGTATTGAAGAGTGAAAAAAAGTTTTATAGGAAACGTATCTTGGCAATGGTGAAAGATATTTTGTATAACAACCTTGATAATAATAGTGACTGTCCTGTGAATGATGTTGTAATAAATGCTTTTAACACGTTTGCGCGTTTATGTGTTTCGCATTTTAAATTTAAAGATACCATGGATAATATACAGGGCGACTATAAATGTATGAATCTACTTGATAAGTCGAGTACGAGTACAGGTGAACAACTGGGTGAAGAGAATGAAGGGTGGTCAATAGATGATGCAAATAAACTGTGTATGAAACAGATAGACAAAAAAGTTATCACTATGGATAATTTTGTTACAAAAACGTCACCACCACAAGATGAAATGATACTGCCTAAAACAAAGGAACTTAACTTGAAAGACCCGAAATATAAAAAGAAAGATATTAAAAAAGGTTTTACAAAAAATAAGATAGGTAATAATAACAATAATGGTGTAAAATGGGGAGATACGAATGAGGTTATAGAAGTTAAGGTTACAAAAAATGAGAACAGTAATATTGACAGTGTGAATAAATAACTTTAAACAAACTTAATATATTAATTATATTGAATTAGTATATACATAGTTACATAAATATACAATCATGAAGACAAAAAAAATACAGAATATTCTAAAATTTGTAGATAAAAATTTGAAATTTAAGTCGGAATTTAGAGGTAAACGACTCTCGTCAAAAACAATTAAATATAAAGATAAAAATAAAAATAAAAATAAAAATAAAAGAAGCTTAAGTCGTGGGGTTTCAAGTCGCGGTAGTATAAATAAAAAGATGGAAAATGTAATACCTCCTCAGGAAAAACACCCCGATGGATTTATAAAACTGAAATGTAGTCCCAAGCTACAAGAAAATGACTTTACTTGTTATAGTAATGAATCTTTAATCAAACTTAAAAATTTATGGAATGCTCGTCACCCCGATGTTATGATAACGACGAATGATCCGCGCGAAATTTGGGAATCTTTGAAGCGGCACTTAAAAAATGTCTGTAATAAGGAATCATGTTGGTTAAAACAGAATTTTGCCTCATCAGGTGTAGATAAGGAAATGTTGAACTATACGTTTGCGCCGAAAAGTCCCGATGACTGGAAGAAAAACCCGAATGAATGGTTAAACAGTATTGATATTGAAAATGTTATGAAACAGTATGAAAAGGAATTTCCTTATTTCGATTTTATAGGAGCTGCACCTATCGACTTTGATTCTCCCAAAATGTATGGGGAATGTGTATGGGAAGAGTTGTGTCATTTTGACTTGAATATATCGATTCGAAATGGTAGAAATAAAATCGGGTTTGTTTTTAATACCGACCCACACTATTTGTCGGGTTCGCACTGGATATCGATGTTTGTAAATATAAAGCAGAAGTATATATTCTTTTTCGATAGTACAGGTAACCCACCGCCAAAGGAGGTGAAAAAATTGATTAAGAAGATTATAGAACAAGGCAAGGTTGCCGGTATAGATTTTCGTTACATAGAGAATAAAAAACACCATCAGAAAAAACCAACGGAGTGTGGTGTATATTCTCTCTTCATGATTATTAACTTATTGAAAGAGACGAAAAAACCAGAGGACTTTCTTACTTATGAGTTCCCTGATGAAGAAATGCAAAAGTTTCGTGGTCAATATTTTAATAGTGAATTGTAGTCATGATTGTGCAAGTCTGCCCTTAGTTCAAATCTACGTCATGGATGCAATTTTCTATTGTGCGAATTTTAGATGACCATTTATAAAAGTGATACATTTTTAAGTCCACAATATGCTTCATATTGACATGGACACCATCACCTATTTGATGTATACCGATTGTATTTATAGATGCTACTTTATAAATATTTTTACTTCTTTCAAGATACTCGACAGGGTCACGTACTGCTAAAAACTTCTTAGGCAAATGCGGAGTACTTGGAATATTATCGTCTATTGTGTTTGACCAGAAATTACAGAATCCAAAAACTTCGATGTTTGGATTATTTGTAATAAACTTTCTAATGGTATTGTCGATGTATTCTTCGCTATTAGGTGCTATTTCTGTTATGCATTTATTTTTGGGAATGTGTAAATACTCGTCCAAGTCGCAAAAAATCATATAGTCGTATACATCTTTCGCATATTTATAGAGTGCATGATGCATCTGCCCCATTTGTGCATGGTGAGGATATTTTACTCCGCGAGGATTCCAGTAGTGAAAATTCCATTCAACTAATGTAACGTCTGGTTTATCAAACAGCTTTTTTATCCCTTGAGTGATAACTCCGTTATAGTACATAAAAAAATGGTCAACACCTTGTTCCTTGTAATAGTTATAAAATAATGGGAATAAGCCATAGTCATGTTTAAATAAGGTCGTTAACGCCAAAAATTTATTTGTTCGTGTTCGAGTATTTATCGTATTAATCGTATTTATATCGGTAAGTGTATTTATATGCATTAGACTATAAGACTGCTTCATATTATTTATAATACTAACATTTACTTTTATGATTGTATTTGGTGGTGTTATATAATCGTAAATGTATATTAAAATGGGCTCATTTGAATCTTTTATGTAACTCTCGGTTAACTTTAAAATGCTATTATTTATTGTTAGCGTTATGTCTTTTGATGCTGCAGGTGTATTATAAATAGGCATTATCAGATATATTTTATTGTTTTTATAGAAAATATCGAAAAATAATAACCTTGTTTTACTAATCGGAAAAGATTGAGCACTGTATATTGTTTGCATAATGTAAATAGTATGTATATTTTTATATAATATTATAACGTATTATTATTTAAGTATATTTTTACACATGTTTTCCAACATAGTTTCCTATTATAGATACGGTATTCTCTGGTTCATGAAATATGTATTTCAAAGGAACATATACTCGTAATTTATAGTTGTTAAACATATTCGACAATATGTCATCTGCAGGTACATCTATATGGTCTTTTGCATAGTTTAATATCTTTTGTGCCCCATTTTTAGATACAATATATGCAGTAAGTCTATTAAAAAATGATTTTTTAACATCATACCACATTTCATTCACATTATTAAATAACACGAACGGATACCAGTCCGACTTGGCAATATGACACATATCAATGTCGCTCGGAATACTAGATAGACATTTGTATAAATATTCTAAACTTTCTACCATTTCTACATCATCTTCAAATATCAAGTATTTATTTACCGATACCGATACCGATACTTCGTCTAATAAAGATTTGTAAATATTCAAATGCGACCATGCGCACCCTAACTCTCCTGCTGTCATAATTTGTTTATTTACTCTTATAGACGCGTCATAGTATTTTACTTCATTCTTGTGTTGTAGTTTGTATATGGTAGGATTTTCCGTTGTTGTAACTTGAATGTCTTCTCCATTTACACCATAGTATAAACTACAATCTAACCCTATCTGAGAGAGTTTATTTATTAAATGATGCACCTTGTTTATTCTGTGCGAGTATTTTTCAAGTGTTAGTATAACTACTTTTATATCTGCGAATTTCGTCGTTTTAACATTATAAAGTATCGTATTTTCTATCGGTGTTTTGAAATATCCGTTTTTTCTATCTTCTATCTCGAAAAAATTATAATTTGGCATGTATATTTTTTCCAACGATTTTGAAAAAAATGCCGCTGCCCAACATAACGTACTCATTGAGCTTATGATTACTTTTGCCTGTTTCATAATATTGTAATCTGTTAACATATCATTTGATTCTACTATTGGAGTTGGCATATTATTTTGTTTAAACCACTCCATAATCGTATTTAAATATTTTATGTCTATATCGCTTGTTGGTGTTTCGATAACAATTGCCGTTTTATTATAATATATCTCCTTTGTCTTGTCAAATAACCGCAACATGTACTCTGTCTCTATAAAATCTGGTCTTCCGTTAAAGTCGCCTAGACGTATATGTATGACATTTTCATATTGTTTTGACGGTTCTAACAACATATCGTCAATAATATGCTTTGTTAAGTGCGTTTCATTATCTGTTCTAACTAGATGTTCGTTTTTATGTTGTTCTATGAAATCCAAAATATAACTCTTGTTTTGTAAATAAATTTTATCATACTGAAAATATCCGTGCAATGAAATATTTGTATTCGTCGGTAACTTTGAGACGTTTGGATTATCG